GACCCCTTTAAGGGTCCTCCCGGTGCTTAGTCGCTAGGGGACACAATCTCCACACCTGCTCGTAGAGAACAGTGTATTTAGACTGCGAGCAATCCATCAGTGAATCCAAAAGGAGCTCCAAAATGGGCGGGATCTACACGCAAACAAGGTACCTTCGTGGTCCCTTGCTAGCGTCCGAAATGGTCTATAATGGTGGTTTAGTAGCACCGGCTTTTGCCCTTGCTGTTGAACCATCAGACCTAAGACCCCGGCAAACCACTACTTCTTACAGAAGTACTGGTAGCGTTATTGGGGCGGATGATGCTTTGGCTCTGGCGCGAACAACGTTCGCGAACAGTTGGCTTAGCTATTCCCCGTATGATACGGGTCATCCGTTCGACACTATGAAGCAGGAATGCGAACTTTCGCACCCGCTTGTTGATGTAAGGTCAGGACTCGCAGTTTATCGCGGGCCCCTGATCCCTACTGATAGTGCTTCGTTCAATCCTAGTTATTCGCATTTCCCTCTTGCTGTCCAAGGATTTAATTCCACGGTAGCAGGGACGGAAGCGATTAATAGGACTGTACCCAATAAACCCGTCGCCGACATGGCTAATGCTCTTGGTGAACTTCGTACCGTCGGTGGAATACCGAAGGTAATGGGGACTATCCTGAATTTGGCTTCTCGTACTAAATTTGTCCGCTCTGCGGGCAAAGAGTACTTGAATTCCGTGTTCGGATGGGCCCCTCTTGTGAAGGACGTTGAGAACATCGCCGGTGCTGTGATACGATCTAATGAGATCGTTAAACAGTACCTTCGTGACTCCGGAAGTAATATCCGGCGGCGATATGAGTTCGATCCTGTGTACTCCAACCTGTACCTTAAAGATAACATTCTAGTTACGAATGCATTCTCAGGTATAAGTGGGAGCTCCGGTTCTACCGGACTATCCAGTTTGTTTTCTGGATCGACCACAGGTCGAACAAGTGTTGTAACTAACCACACTCGTAAAGTGTGGTTCAAAGGTGCGTATACGTACTATCTGGACCAGGGTATAGACCCTGCATCTAAGATGGAACTATACGCATCCCTGGCGCGTAAAATCGTCGGGGCCCGGCTTTCGCCGGAAGTCCTTTGGGAGTTACAACCATGGAGCTGGCTTGTTGATTGGATCTTCAATATTGGCCAGATTTTGGAGAATATTGAATCGTTCCAGACCGACGGGCTTGTCCTTAGGTATGGTTATCTCATGTGTACCGATGTGGTCACCTCTGAGAGAACCATATACTCTCATACCCTTAAGGGTGTGAGAGGCCCTGTTACGGTTAAGCTAACGCAAACGCGAAAGCAGCGTATACGGGCGACACCTTATGGATTCGGCCTAAATCCGTCGAGTTTCTCGGCGGATCAGTGGGCCATATTGGTAGCTCTTGGTATGACCAAGACACCAACCTCCTTGAGATAGGAGGGGCACTCTCGTTCTTGAGTGTCTTTTAACGGTCCCAAAAGGACCATAACACTAATTGGAGTAATGCCATGGCTTTCGCCGATCCTCAGTCAGTCACTATCAATGCCGTAGCTTTTTCGCTTCCGCGAACTAGTTCCGGCACCGACGCTGGTAAGTTTACTTACAGCGACGGGACAGTTGGTCTGGGAGTGTCGCACCAGTATGGTGCTCGCACTCGTCGACAGATCCGTCTTGATCACCAGAAGTATGCCGCTGATCCGTTGATCTCTGCCCAGAACGTTCTTCGTTCCATGAGTGTTTACATGGTCGTCGACGTTCCTAAGCAGGGTTACACGGTCGTTGAGCAGAAGCAGATTGTAGATGCGCTTGTTGCGTATCTTACTGCCTCTTCTGGTGCTAAGGTCACCCAGCTTTTGGGCGGGGAGATCTAAGAATGACAAACGCAAGACACACCTACTCAAGGAACCCAGAAGTGGGCCCTTTTGTTTTCATTGTATTAGGGTCCCTTTTCGGGATATCCCTGGCAATGAATTGTGTGTGCTACGTCATCTTGACGTGGAATCTTGCACTTTGATGGATTAGTAACGGTCATGGCTATGGAAGACTAGCTCAATTAAGGAGCAATCTTGAAAAGCCTTACGTTACTCCTACACAGTGTTGTCCATGATATGGGCACACTATGCTGCGTTAGCACCAGCTTCGATATTAAAACTATCGATGCTCGCGTCAAACACGAAGGTATATCGTTTCTCACGATAACCCTGCCTGACTTTGCAAAAGACTTCGAAAGAAGTCTTGAACAAGGTTTGGTAGATCACACTTTGTTTCGCAGTTTTGCGTTTCAAAGAGGTCTCCCCCGTTTTCTTGGAGGTTTCCTTGATCTTGTGTTTGACCGTGGTACTGGCGTCCTTGTTCATGATCCTTCTGTCTCCGCAATCTTTGCGATACGTCAGATTTCTCTGATGTTCGGGAAGATTAATCTACCTTGTCGTGATGACCGGGTAGAGGCAGCTCTGGAAGGGTATATGAACTGTGAGTTGAACGTCCTCGAGAACTCTTCTTCGTTTTTGAATCTTCATATTGAAGATTTTCAACGAATCGGAAGAGTTCTCTTTGCGCCTCTTCTCTCCAATATATCCAATCGGATATATCACGGAGAGATTCGGCCGAAGCATGGATCAGGAGCCACCGCGGACCGACTTTCTGGAAACAGAAAGTACCAAGTCCGTGAATGGTCAGATCGACTTGAGGGAGTTTTCCCATTTATGGAGAACCTTTTCTCTAGTTACTCTTTTGCACTTGCAAACGAGTCATGCGTTGACGTTCGCGAACCCTGGAACGAAAGGCCTGCTAAGGTCATAACCGTTCCTAAGACACTGAAAACACCCAGAATTATCGCTATGGAACCCTCCTACCTGCAGTATATGCAGCAGGGGATTCTTGAGATAATTACCGAAGAGGTTAACAGGGATAACATCCTGCGCCCTCTTATCAGTACCCTAGACCAAGCGCCTAATCAGCGCATGGCCTTGGAAGGCTCCCTAATGGGTAACCTTGCCACACTCGATTTGAGTGAGGCGTCTGATCGTGTTTCCAATCTGCATGTACGAGCCCTTTTGTCTGATTTTAGCCTCTTAGATGAGGCCGTTCAGGCAACAAGGAGCCGGAAGGCAGATGTTCCTGGCAGAGGTGTTATACACCTTGTCAAGTTCGCGTCCATGGGTTCGGCTCTCTGTTTTCCATTTGAAGGCATGGTCTTTCTGACTTGTGTCTTTATGGGAATCGAGAAGAGCCAAGGACGCCCGTTGACGAAAAGAGATGTTAAATCTCTTATCGGCAAGGTGCGTGTCTATGGAGATGATATTATCGTCCCCACAGAATATACGCGCTCCGTAGTTGAGACACTCGAATCTTTTGGATTTGTCGTGAATCAACGCAAGTCTTTCTGGAATGGTAAATTCCGTGAGTCTTGCGGTAAGGAGTATTACAATGGACATGATGTATCCATTACACGTGTCAGAAGTATGCTTCCTACACTACGGAGGCATGTTGAGGAGCTGGAGTCTACGGTATCCCTACGGAACCACCTTTATAAGGCGGGTCTGTGGTACGCGGTTAGATTCTTGGATCAGCATATAGAAAAGTTAATACCTTTTCCTGCTGCTCTAGAAACAGCTCCTGGGCTAGGCAAATTCAGTTACCTTGGGTACGAAACCCATGGCCTGGATTCTGATTTACAACGCCCCTTTGTTAAGGGCGCTGTGATCAGCCGACGCATCCCGTCTGATAAACTGGATGGCGAAGGTGCACTCCTCAAGTTCTTCTTGAAACGTGGTGAACAGCCTCATTTCGATAAGAAGCACTTGGAACGTGCTGGGCGTCCCCGATCCGCTAGCATTAAGATCGGGCGTTTCCATTCTTACTGAGATGGAGGCGGGACTTATTCTTTTCAGGGAATAAGTGGTCCCTTAATATGGACCTAGCAGAGG